AGCTGCCAGTTTATTGAGGTGAGGTTTAAAGACGATAAAGGGCGTGAGCAAACACTTCCGCTTTCAATTTCGGCATTTGATTAATTTTTACATAATAGCAATAAAAGATGCGAAGCAGAGCAGCCGTATATCCGGACGAGCGTAAGTCGGCAAAAGATGCTGATGCCTTTTTTGCAGCCCTGGTTACACCGGAAAGCTGGAAATGCAGAGGGCGTAATGATTTGCGTCAAACTCTTGAAAACGGCCATATATGGACAGTAAGTAGAGGTTTAATTTACAGAGACGCCAAGACATCAGGTTTTGATATTAGGGATTATAAAATAGTAGTGATGTCGGCATCTGGAAGAGGAGCTATTTGTGAAAAAAAAATTGATGAGGACCGACGGTCATTCTACAAAACGGTAATATCAAATAAAACGGTAGCCGACATAAACGAATACATTGAGCAACATTATTTTTAGTTTATGAAAAAAATATTAGCTATTGATTTCGACGGCACAATAGTGGAAGACCGCTATCCGGAGATTGGCTCCCTACGCCCATTTGCAAAAGAGGTTATAAACAGGCTTTGGGCATCGGGCAGGTATAAAATAATTATCTGGACGTGCAGAACCGGGGAGCATGCACTTAATGCGCGCCGGTTCCTTCTGCTTAGTTTGGTCGCATTTGATGAGTTTAACGAGTCATGTCCACAGAACGTTGCCGAATACGGCGGTGTTGACACCCGAAAGATTTATGCTGACATGTACATCGACGATAAAGGTCTCTACGAATTGCCCTCTTGGCACGAAATCGAACAACTAATTGAGCAACGCTTTAAATGAACAAACATGAAACCACGGTCGATAAATATGCTGTTACGTGCCCGCATGGTGCAGGACATGACAGCAAAGCACTACGAAGCCGGACGGCAGGATCGGTGCAAGCGTTGGGTGTATATGAATATTGTATCGAAAGCGCTGCCAATGTCGGAGCGGACATTTTTTCGGTACCTGGCTATGGATATAAGCGATTTGGAGGAGCCGGAAAAGCGGCAGGAAGACAAACGACAATTAAAACTATTTTAAAATGAATAAAAGAACATTGGAAATTGCAGAAGAAACTGCTTTGAAGCTCTACGAAAGTTCAACTTCCGCTTTCAAAGCAATACTGGAGGACACTTTTGGTCGAAAATTTTTCATAAAAGACATTACCGACCGCGTAAAGACTTACGAGGATGCTTGTGCTGAGCTTGATGAAGAACCGCTTAATGAAAGTGATCTTAAAAGTTTAGGATTTACAGATGATGAAATTGTTTATAGAAAAATTAAAACAATTACAAAGGCTTTAAATGAGGGGTGGGTTTCTGACTGGAATAATGGAAATCAGAAAAAATGGTACCCGTGGTTTGAAATGTCCTCCGGGGGCTTCGTTTTCGACGATGCGTTTTGCGCTTACTCGGCTGCGAATGCGGGTGACGCCTCGCGCCTTTGCTTTAAAAGCCGTGAACTGGCTAAATATGCCGGTGAACAGTTTACCAAATTGTATTCAGATTTTATATTATAATTTATAACCGCCGTAAGGCACAAAATTTACACACATGGACACAAAAGAAGTAACAGAAAGAATCAAAACTTTCGAAGATGCACAACGTGAAACAGGTTTACCAAACACTCCTGATTTCAAGGAGGTGCCAGAAGAGATGCGTGAATTTTTAAAAGCAATTTATCAGGCTGCGGTAATTACAAAGGCTTTGAATGAGGGGTGGGTTCCTGACTGGAATAATGGAAATCAGAAAAAATGGTACCCGTGGTTTGAAATGTCCTCCGGGGGCTTCGTTTTCCGCGATGCGAATTGCGCTTACTCGTTTGCGTGTGCGGGTAACGCCTCGCGCCTTTGCTTTCCGACTGAGGAGCTGGCAGATTATGCAGGTCGTCAATTTGCGGATGTCTATTCCCGTATCATTCTGAAGTAATTTTAACAGGCTGTTTGTCTTTGTGAGGTTGTCCTCCAGGGGCTTCGTTTTCAACGATACGAATTACGATAACTCGAATGCGAATGCAGGTAACACCTCGCACCTATGCTAAAAGAATCAAAGACAAGGGCCTTGCCTCTTGGCAAAAAACAACAAAATTCAATGTGTGCTGGTAGCCCCGCGAAAGCGGGGTGAACGCTCGCAAACGAAAAGCAAAGGAACCATGAAAAGATACGGAAATTTATATAATCAAATATGCAGCCTGGAGAACATTACTATCGCCTACCAAAAATCTCGAAAAGGAAAGGTAAATACATATGGTGTACGGCTGTTTGAAACTGACACAGAGAATAATCTGAGGCAGTTGCACCAGGAACTCACAACAGAAACATACAAAACATCTGAATATACTGTTTTCACCATTTACGATCCAAAAGAACGCGAAATCTATCGTCTTCCATTCCGGGACAGAATTGTTCATCATGCAATCATGAATATTATGGAGCCGATCTGGACAAAAGTATTTATTCGACACACTTACAGTTGTATCAAAGGACGGGGCATTCATGCTGTTTTAAGGGCAATTAAACGAGATTTAAACGATGTTGAAAATACTCAATATTGCTTGAAAATAGATGTGAAAAAGTTTTATCCAAGCATTGATCACGAAATACTAAAGACCATTATCCGCAAGAAACTTAAAGACGCCAGGCTTCTTAGATTGTTAGACGGTATTATTGATTCTGCTCCGGGAATACCAATTGGCAATTATCTTAGTCAGTTTCTGGCAAACTTGTATTTGTCTTATTTCGATCACTGGATTAAAGAAACAAAGCAGGTTAAATACTACTATAGATATGCTGATGACATAGTAATACTGGCATCAGATAAGGCATATCTACATAAATTATTGACTGAAATAGTCTTTTATTTACACGCTAATCTCAAGCTTCAATTAAAACGTAACTATCAGGTGTTTCCTGTCGATTCTCGTGGTATTGATTTCGTAGGATACGTATTCTGTCATAATCACACAAAAATGCGAAAATCAATTAAAAAACGCCTTTGTAGAAAAGCTGCAAAGTTAAACAAGAAAAAAATTGACGCTAAAGCTTACAGGATGCAAATAGCCCCATGGATTGGGTGGGCAAAACACTGTAACTCGAGGCATTTACTTAAAACAATCATAAAAAATGAAGAAATTCTCTGACTTAGGAATAAACGTACTTGATGATAAAAATATATTCAACGTTCCTGCGATATCGATTCAGGATGTTGTGAATTGCGAAATTGAAATTGTTGACTTTGAAACAAACGTAAAAACCAAACACGGTGATGGTAGGTATATCCTGAAGGTTAAATATGAGGGAAAAGAGTATAAGTTCTTCACAAACTCATCTCACATAAAAAACGCACTTGACCAGGTTGAAAAGAAGGACCTACCTTTTATAACGACTATAAGACAACAACGTTTTGGATCCGGAACTGCAAAAACTTATCATTTTACCTGATATATTATTATATAAACGAAAAAATAATTTGTACGTTTAATTAAAAACAAATTGTTCACAAAGAAGCAGTTAAGGTTAATTGCGGAACTAACCCGATTGAAAACTGGCAATTGTTACATAGCGTACTGCTTGAGCTGATACGCAACGCGATGCCACAGGACATTTGGGTGGTCGCGGATTTCATTACCGAGTTGATTCCCGATTACGATACGGCAAAAAAGATGCTGTAAAACATAGAAAGGTTCTGCTTTTATTGGGCAGAACCTTTTATCTTTGAATCAAAAATAATACAAAATACTATGGAACTGAATTATAATAATCTGATTGAAATAATACCATTTAAATTTAAAACCTATTATGGCAAGGATATCATTAAGCTACTTGTCAATGACAAGGGAACTGACATAGTCAGTTTCTACACCAAAAAAGGTTTATTAATGCAAGTTAGAGAAATTATGCCCGATGTGGATGAGGATGATTTAAAACTGTTTTATTTTTATTACCGAGGATTACTTTTTAAGCTTTATCGTTTTTTTCGTAGTTATAAAAATGATAAACGAGCTCAAAAACTTTACCCCAATTATGAATTTAAATACGAAAAATCATATGATGTTAATGACAGGCCTATTGGAGTAGAGTTTGAGATTTTGAATAATGTTGTTTTGCCTATTGATGATCCATTTTGGAGAATATATTATCCGCCTAATTTCCTGAACGATAACTCAACAGTAAGAAATACTGATAAAGATGTGAGGGATTTTGAGAGAAATATGGCCCCAGTTGTAAGCCAGGAATTTCAAATAGATTTTTTTGAATTGTATGACGCTAATTATTTCAAATTTGAAGATACCATTGTTGAAGGAAAGCCCTTTGTTACAGTTAACTTAAATACAAACGACATTTTCATGCAATCATTATATAAAATCGCAAATAAACATGGAGTTAGCAATGAGGAAGTCGATGAAATTATGAATCAAAAAAAGCTCCAATAACGGGGCTTTTTTTTACACCTTAAACAGCATTGCCATTGTTGCCTGAGTCCACCAAAAACAGGCCATTTCCGCCCACCATACCTTTGTATGCACTCCGGTGAGTTTGTATAGCAAAAAAGCTACAACGGAAGCTGCAGGAATTGTTAGAGCTATGTGCCAATTAACGTAGATTGCCAGCAATGTAACCCAAATGAGTGAAAACCCGGCCGATGTGTATGCTGCCGTGAAATGTACATCTCGTTCGAGCATGTTACCTACTTCAAAGCGGGGTGCAAAGCCAACGAAACCGATCGGCAGCACTGTGAATGCTCCAACGAACTGGAACCAAAGGCCCTCGGTTAACTGAAACATTACTATAGCAAAAAGAAAGCACATACCCAGCATTACAACCTGAAATAGATACTTGTATCTATCCCTTATTTTCTCCAGCTCGTAGTAGGTTTGAGAGAATGATGTGAGCTTTTGCATGCCTACCAGCTGAATTACCCATATAGTATAAATCCAGAACATAGCCAGGCCAATTCCATAAAGAATGAAGTAAGTCATAATTGTTTACGTTTACTGTTCAACATCGATTCTGTTTGTGGAGAAACTAAGCCGCATTACCACCAGGCCATCGTTTCTGTCTTCCTGAATAAATTCATTCACTTCAAATGCTGAGTATTCATTGGTTTCGAATCGGCGAAATGCTTCAAATACTTCTTCAGCATGTTCGATATAGGATAAGGTTGCATTGCGTGCTGCATCAGGAACGTCAGTGCCGGTCCTTGTAATGGTCTGATCAAATGCCAGGCGGATGCGAACCTGGGCAAGCCGGTTTTTAATGCCACCACCGTATTCGCTGAAGGTAAATGAACACTTCACCAGGGCACAGGGGAAGGCCACCTGAGGCCTTAACTCACTCCGATCGAGTTGACCCTTATCCATGTCGATAGTGCGAAATATACCGAGTTCCTGCAGATGCCCGGTGACGGCTAAAAATAATGTTTTCATACGCTGTTTAATTACTGTTTAAATATCCTTTCAAGATCACGTTCCATTTTTTCACGAATTGCCTGGTTGAGTACTTCGGATTTGCCAATGAAAGGACGTGCTTTCATTTTAAAGGTAGTCTTTCCGAATACCTTTGCATTTTGACCAAACTGGTGAACAGCAGCGTGAATTCTGTCGGTGCCTACTGTAACTCGCCCTGGGCTTTTTTCAGAGGTAATTGACTGTTGTAAATCCTTTGTTTCTCCGCTAAGAATCTTATCAACGGCCCGAGTTTCAGAAAAATTGTTTTTAACATTTAGTTTAAAGCCGTACCAGGGACTATCTGGTTTTCGGCGCTCAACCTCCGGCCATTTTTCGAGTGTTGTGTCAGTAAATCCTTCGTTGATAAACGAGTTTTTATAATGATGGACAGCCAGATCACCTACTACACCCGGCAACTTCTCATTGCGATACAGGACTATTTCATCCATTTTAGCGGCTATCTCCTTTTTAAAATCATCAAGATTCATAAGAAAATTTTGGTAAACTGTTTGGTTATTAAAAAAAGTTGTATATTTGCATTATCATTAGGGGCCTCTCCGCTTCGGCGCAGTGGCACCAGACGTTCACCCTGAGCTTGCTCAGGGTGTCCTATTTTTAAAAGTTCCTGAATATCTTATCTGGCCTCTTTGTAAAGTAATAGTAAACCTTTATTTTGTGTTTTCTATTTAGGTATTCCACTTCTTTATGAATGATAGAAGTTTCTTCTTTGAATTCAAATAGTAAAACTCTTGCTCCCTTTTTTTTCACAGCGTCTTTAGCTTCTCTAACAATGTTATTATGGCTCGACGTGCTTTTGAGTTCTCCCAAAATGCCATTGAACCTTACGTCCGGTGATGGTATTCTGGTTGATTCTTTAAGCATTTCAACAGAATATCCGGCCTTTGCATAGCTAAGGCACATTTGCTTTTCCTTTTCAAATTTTAATTTCTCGTTTTTACTTGCCTTCGACGCCTTGATTCTTTCATTATCAATTACCAAGTAACCTCCGTTTTTCGCATTGAAATACTCTTTGTTATGCGTTTTAGTATCGAAATTTTGATATGCTTGCTTTCTTGCCTTTAAGTTTTTGTGCAAGTTTTGAACAATAAGACATATTCCACATTCCGGGCGATTAGGTATTTCGGCCAATTTTATATCCTTGCGAAATGAACAAGTTGCATAAACCTTACATACTCCTTTTACGTACGGATGTTCGCCCATATTCACAATCTCAGCCGTCTTTCCGGGGTTGTTATCAAATAGAGGATCAATAGGTTCTGCATCTGCAGGAACCTTGGATACGGGTTTATCGGTATTGCGAATACTGCACTGGCATCCCCAATCGAGGGGAGGTGTGTGATCGTTCCACCATGTGTGATCGATAGGCAGAATAGTGCCGTAATACTCTTTGTGCCCTTCTCGCGGGTTTGCAGCTATTGAAGGCATAAATTCAAGATTAGGAAACAAGTCTTTTGTTGTCTCAAATTTCTTGAAGTTGGCGGCCGAACGAGCCGAACGTACAGCTGTATTATACTCGGTAAGCAGCCATCGTTTATTGTAGTCGGCTTTAATGCTTGTACCCAGTACTGCTTTTTTGAATTCGTGGAACGAACGCAGGTTCCCTTTATCGTCGAGTAGCTGTTGGGTGATTTCTACGGTTTGCCGATGGTT